CTACTGGTACGTCTTTTAATTCTCTTTCTGCTGGAGCCTGGCTGTGAGCATCTGCTGTGCCGTGGCTAGCAAGTTTTAGTATTCTGTCTAAATCACTCATCGCCTTTTTCCTTTTGTTTTTTTACTTTCATTAATTCTTTAATGAAACTGGAGTTATACTCGTCACCGTAATGATCTGATGCATTTACTTTTTCTGCATCCTTATATTCACCATCAGCTAGTACGCTTTCAGCACGTTCGCTCATTGGTGGAATCAATTCATCTGGTTCATGTTCGCCTTTTACTTTAAGCACACCGTCTGCTAGTCCAAGCATGTTACGAATATCATTTTGTACTTGCCAACCGCTAGCAATGATATTAGTTTCAAATTCATGTGTAAAGACTTCGTATCCTTTGTGATTTGGAAAATCACGAGGTGCACTTTGTAGTATTGTTTTCTTTGCAGCACCGAGTCCTTTAGAGTCGTATTTACCGAGGTGCTTCTCTATGCGATCACATTGTTCATCAGTTAGATCATGTACTGTTTTAATACAAAACTTCCACGATTTCTTTGATTCGTTTAAGTATTGTGAAAATAGTTTGTTCATTGCGGTTATCTCCTATTAATACTATTTATCTTTTTCGGGCAAGTTTTTCATTATTTCGGCAAGCATAGCAGTTCTATCTCCTACTATACGTCCTTCTACTTCTTCTTCATCGCCCAATTCGTGCTTTTTGCCGGCTACATACGCATCTATCTTCTCACTGTCTTTTTCAAGTCTAGCTTGACGCATTTGTAACTCAATCATTTTCATTTTCTTATCCATTTTGGCTTGTTTTGCCTGTAGAGCTGCTGATATCATTTTGCTTGCACTATCAAATATAGGTGCTGCATGTCTATCTTCTACATTTTTACCTAAGTCTATCAAATCTTCAAATGTTTCCATGGCTTTTTTTGCATATTCGTCCATTTCTCTATCTAACTGTTCTAAACCCTCAACAGTAGGCAATGCAATATTGGCACGTTCTACCATGCTCATTTCGCCTTCTATATTAGCAATTTCTGTTTTAAGTTCTTCAGTAGTAGGTTCTTCCTGTATATCATTTTCAGGAAGTAATTGATCTAAATCTGGTAAATTTAATTCTTCTTCTAATTTTTTTGTCATTTTCTTTTCTTTTTAGAGTTCTGAGGTTTATTAAAAATTTGATGTTCAGTAATAACCCTAAACGCCATTCCTTGTTGTTTACACCAGGCATGTGCGGCTGACCATTTGGCTTGATTAACTACTGCTGCAGCCTTCTGAGCAGTTGTTCTTGCTTCAGCTAATGTTTGACTAGCTGGCTTAATCTCTACCATTTCAGCATGGTTCTTTCCCTTCTTGTCTTTATATACTAATAACAAGTCAGGAACATATGTGCTTTTCTTTCCAGTAAGTGGGTTTTTGTATGGAATTCTGTGTGTTTCGCTGCCCCAACCTAAAATAGCTGGATGATTATCACACATACGAAATACTGCTAATTCCCATCCACTTCTGTAATGTGGTGTTCTTTTACCTAAGTATTTATCTGGGTTAGTTGGTACGAATTTTCCGTTTTGAAATTTAGGCATATTGCTGCACCTAAATTAGGCCAGCAAGGTCATCTGGTAAAACCGCATCGTCTGGAACTATATTGATTTCTGATTCTGGAACTTGTGCTATATATCGTTTACCATTTGGTAAGGTAACAATTTGATTAACACCAATTTGAAATTCAGTGTCTCCTGCTTCTACTCCACCTGCAACAATTTCTTTTGCTCTTGATAGTCTACTTTTCATATCGCCAGTGATGCCTTGAGCAGTACCTCTAAAACTCGAAGTACTTGTAGAAGTACTCGTGGGAGTACTTGTAACTGTTTCAACAACTTTGTCTATTGGAACAACTTCTGCTTTATTTGATGTTACATCTACATCTTCTGTTGTATATTTTGCAGATGTATCATTAAACTGTTGTACTTGCTCACCTAGTGTAGTAGGTGCTGGATTAAATAGAACATTGTTTGGATCGTCTGGTGTCATATCACTAAGTATTCTAAAGCCTTCATATCCAAATGTAATTCTATACTGACTGGGTCCACTATCTGAATAGTCTAATGTTTCAGCATCGATGTTTTGTATAAACGGATTAAATATTTCTATTGTTTGGGCTAAAGTAGCCGTATCAACTCGTGATATAATCATTTGTGTTATGTAATGGTTGTCTGTTGTTGCTTTCAAACCAAACTGATTGTTTACTTCTTTTGTTTTCCATTCTTCATAACTAGCTTCATTCATTGGTCCAGTTATATAGTGTTTAGCATAATTCTTTAAGAATGTTTCAAATTCAGCATCTTTATTATCGTATGCTGTAAGTGTTATAGGAGTATAGTCTATTCCTGTTTGAATTATGCTTTTACTATTATATTTATTAAGTGTTTGTGTTCTATATGTAAAAGTTGGTAACTGAACATTTGCAATGCGTGTAAGGTCAACTGAACCGCCTAGTGTGACTAACTTAACTGTAAAGGAAAATTTATTCCTAGGTATAGCAGTTAACTCACCTTTTACTAGGCCTTGTCTATAGTTTACATACGCCTTATCACCTAATGCCATCTGATGTGTCCTTTACTAGCAATTAACTTGAAGTTAATTATGCGCCGGATCCACCATCAGTTGCTCCACTGCCTAATAGACCTGGACCTTCACCTGATAATACATCATCACCTTTTATTACGTGTGCAGCATGATCATAACGTATTGTTAGTGTAACTTGAACCATATTTGAATCTGCATAGTTTAAGTCGCCATACTGTACTTGACTAACAAAACAACCTTCTAATTGCCATTCATCAAATGTAGTTGGTTTAACTGCGCCGTTCTGTCCATCTAGTGTTTCAATTTTTACACTAAATTTATATGATCCACCTGCAGTTGCACTTGCCTGATCTGCATGATCAACTTGATTGTTCATTTGAAATCCAAGTTGTTTAATAACATTTGAATTCATGTCATCACGGAACACAATTGTTACTGGTTCCCATGTATGCTTACCTGCTAGGTACATTTTTGAGTTGTATGAATCAACTATTACTTCTTCATGTGTTAAATTTGGTCTTGATGCACTAATGACGTTCTGTGTCATTTCAGATTTTTGTTTGCCGTCACCCATATTAGTGAATGACACTCTAAATCTATATTGTAACTTAGGCATTAAAGTTGTGCCTGCTGCGGAGTCTGTTGGTACTCCAAAATTTGTAATTACAGCCATTTGTTTTCTCCTATAATACTATACTGTAGTATTTCTCTTATATTGTATTTATCAAAACATTGATTAAAAATCACAATATTTAAAATTTGTCATATTAAAGGCTACTATATTTCTATAGTAGCCCTTATTTTTAGTTAAATTAAACTTTTAACTTAAATTTCGCCAGTATTTACGATTCTAATTGGAATATAAATAAATTCTGCTGATTTTGTAGGCTCAATTGCTACATCAACATAAAATTCATTTGCATCAATTCTTGCTGGTGTGTTGTTTGTTGTATCACAAACTACTGCAAAGTCATAAACACCACGTTGTGCCATAATGTTTGCTAAGAAACCAGTAAATGTTGCTTTAGCATTTGTACGAGTATCTTCGTCATTTGGCTCAAACAAGTAAGGTCTTGCTATTACGGCAAAACGTTCTCTAAGATAAGCTGTAAGTCTTGCAACGTTAACTCTATCTAATGCTGATGCACTTGGATGCATTGATTTTTGTCCAAATACTACAACACCCTCTGTAGGGAATTTTGCAATTGGATTCATCTTCTGCTCATACATTGCATCTCTAGAACCTTGTGTTAGTGCTAATGGTGTAAACTCATCTTCTGAGTTTAAGTAACCAACGTTAGTTGCGTTTTGTACTTGTCCACGTGTTAAACCTGCTGGTGCAAACCATTGGAAGCTCACGTTATCACTATATGCAAATGTATATAATGCAATGTGTGATGCTGGAGCAACAACGTTATCACCTGTTGAAGGGTTAGTTGTGTATGCATGTGGATAATAAACTGCACTGTATGTATTTGAAGTCACTAATCCATCTTCGCCATTTTCTGCTGCACTTGTGCCTTGTTTCCAAGCAATTGCTTCAGTTTGATTTAAACGGAATGGAGCGTCAACAATAACAAATGCTGTTTCGTCTCTATCACTATTTAATGTTACCATTTCATCATACAACTCAGTGTAACCTGGAGCTGCAATTAAACGAAACGCTACTGTATCTTCACGTAGTTCTGATTTACCTGCTGCTGACTGCATAGCTGTTGTAACAACTTTACGCTGAGCAAGTCTACCAAACGAGCCTTTACCAGTTGCCTGGTTAGATGCTTTATTACGCCATTTCCAAGTTGTAGTTAATGTTGCATCATATTCTCTAACAGTATTACCTGAGCGACACATATTAATACCAGTCATTCCAACTGGGTAAACTAGTGGATTTGGAGAGCCTGCTAGTAGTGTTGCTTCAAAGACGCCTGCTGCTGTATCATTAGCAGTAATGTCGCCAAATTCTACGCCTGCACTTGTGCTTTGGTCTGTAGCATCTTTGGCTACCCATGCTGAACCGTTGTGTCTGTAAATTACAGGATAACCGCTTGCATCTGTATCAATCCAATAGTCGCCATCTGCTAATGCGTTGCCGCCTTTATCTGTAGTTGGTGCTGCTGTTCCATATTGTACGTCTGTTGCTCTTTTCCATTTTTGA